CTACAAACAAATATTGATAGAGTAGAGGAAGAATTAGTTGCGGTAGAGAAAGAATTAGTTGCGTTATTAGATTCTCGATTAGATAAATTGGAAGCACGAATTCGAAAGGATATTCCAATTACGAATGATGATTTATTAAAAGAAATGAACGAAATTAAAGATGCGTTCAGACAAATGAGATTAACTTTATAAACTAACATAAAGAACGATAGTTAAACGGAGAGTTGTCAGAGTGGTCGATTGAGGTGGTCTTGAAAACCACTGCTCGTAACCGGGCCGGGGGTTCGAATCCCTCACTCTCCTCCAATTTTTAAATTTAAAACTAAAAACAATGAATGTAAAACAAGCGTTAAAACTAAAAAACAAATTAGTTGGCGAAATTAAGGAGCAATACGAAATTGCTAAAAAGTATAATTCAATCGAAGAAGGTAATCCTCGTAGATACCAAATCGAAGGAGCATTACAACGTTCTGCTACCTTAACTAAAGAGTTAGTTGAATTGAAAACCAAATTACATAAAGCAAATATGCCGGTGTATCATTTGATTTTTGAATTAGCTGAGGCTAAGGGTAGAATTAAAGAATTGAAAAAAATTCCAACGGATGAAGGTAAACAAGAATCTCGTTATGGAAGTGTCATTTCAGTCAAAGAAGTTGAATTATCGGTAGTGGAAATTGCAGGTAAGATTAAATCAATGGAAGATACGATTGAAAGACTTCAAAATGAATTAGATGTTCATAATGCAAATACGAATATCTAACTGATATTGAGTAGAGGAGAGACGATGAAAGTTTTCTTAATATAATCTTACAATTCAACTATGTTGGCACATAGCGGATGAACGATTAAGATATAGAACGATACACAACCTTCAAACCTTTTAGAGTCAACAATCGCCCACTTTCAATGAACTCAACCCTCGCTGAAACCTGGTTATCTTAAAAAATCTGATTCGTCTCTCCAACACTCATTTATTATATAAAAATACCATATGGACGTTAATGAAATATTTTCAAATTCTTTTACTAAATTTAGTAATACTACACAAATAAAAAGTTTACTAAATGATAGCGATATCTATATCATAGATGGGTATATGATTAAATCTATGTCTTATCGTATTGATGATGAAACACCATATGAGGTTTCAGATGAACGTAAATCCATAATTAAAGATAATTTAAAACAAATAACGGATAGATATAAAAAAATTATATATTTTGAATCTGAAGAATTAGCTTATGATTATGAATCAGTATCATATTTTATCGATTTGTGTATGGAATCCGATGTTAAATTATTTATACATTCATTTAATTGTAGTATTAATGATTTTTTAAAAGTAAAATATCCAAATGACTATCCTACCAGAATACTAGCAAATACTGCTGCTACTCTGATGCAAAATTCTGGTGGTTTACCATCTCATTTGACTAGACCTAAAAATAAAAAATTACTTTTTTTAAATTATAATAGAAAAATAAATAGAGATTTAATAATAACCTATCTTAAAAATTGGAATGAATTGCATAATCCAAATAACATAATTTCTTATCATAACAACTATACATTTAATTCAAATGTATATAAAACTATGTATAAAGATTATGCTGAAAAAAATGGAATAGATTTTAATTATTTAGATTCATTGGTATTACAACCTGAAGAAGTTGATGTTCATAATCAAAATGATGCACAACAAAAAGCACAATTGTTGCACATTGAATCTAAATTTAATATAATTTGTGAACCATTTTTTGGATTAAGTGATAATCCAAATGAATACGAATATTACAATCATACGTTAAGTAGAAAGGTAGTATATCCTATAATATATGATAACGTTATCTTTGTACATGAACATAGTCCAATCTTATCTAATACACTAAAAAATTTAGGATTCGAATTATTTTTCGATAACATTGAAGATTTTAGAAATAATATGACAGATGAGTTTTATTATTCAGTTGAAACACAACAAAAACTAAACCATAATAAAACATTATTGAAAAAGCTTGGGTCTAATTATACAGAAACCTTAATCGATGAAATCAATAATTTTTTTAATTAAAAAAATAAAATAGTATATATATAAGTATATACAAAGGAGGCGTGGCAGAGTGGTCGAACGCGGCGGTCTTGAAAACCGTTATACCGAAAGGTATCGTAGGTTCGAATCCTACCGCCTCCGCAGATTGTAGTGTGACGAAATTGGCAGACGTGCCCTCCTGTCTCGGGGGTGTGGATAAAGAAACAGATTGATAATATGGGGTAGACCACCAGCATGCATGCGAACGATGTTATCAATTGAATCTCCACTTGGGTGGTTCGAATCCCCCCACTACAGCATTATTAATTTAATACTTAACACATAATGGCAACATTAGAAACCCAATTTAGACAATATCAATATGATAATCCAAATTCGAAATTAAATTTTGATGAATGGAAAAAAACAATATTGGCAGTTGATATGCAAAATGTTATTGAACAAATTATTGAATTAAAAAAACTTCCTACCACACAATCCACTAAATTGAAAATTCAAAAACTTCAACAAAAAATGGATGATTCCCACAATTAATAAATGAGTCAGATAATTAACATATTACAAGGATGGGGTAATGTAGTTAGGGATCATTTCGATATACTCGATAGTGATACTAAAGCTAAATCAACATCTCGTCTTTTACATTGTGATAATTGTGATTTAAGAACTTCAAATTCATGTGATACTGAAAAATATGGGTATCATATCAAAACCGGCAAACGAACTTACGGATGTGGATGTAATATCGCAGCTAAAACCTTAGCTCGAAATTCTGAATGTCCATTAGGTAAGTGGTAATACTATGAAACTCATACAAAATGAAAAATGGATTGAATTCTTAGAAGGATTCGGTGTAGCCATGAGGATATTCTCATTTGGAATGTTAGCAATTTTAGGTAAAGAAACTCCCCTATTAACAATGTGGGTTATTAATACTATCGATGCCGTAATTCTAACCTATTGTGCATGGGAACGTGATAATCGTGCTTATATAATGTTAAATACGTTTTGGTTAATCGTAGGTGTTGTAGGGATGTGGAACTCATCTTCACCGATTCATTAAAACCTTGCCCGCTTAAAAGAATGAATAAAGGTAAAGTAATAGAGTTTGATAAACAACAAATTAATCTGATTAATTTGATTGATGAATGGTTGCGAGATGCAATGATGGAAAGAGGAATTCCTGCTAAACAATTAAATGTAATCACAGAAGCTAGAATATTCTTAACTAAAATTTTAGACAAAGGTTGGTATAGAGAAGGCGGTGAAGATCAGGATTTATTAATGACCTTAAGAAGTGAATGGATTCGGAATGGTGGTAAGTGGAAAGCTTATTAGCTTATCAGTTAAGGGTTGTTCAGTTTCTTTTTACTTTTCCCCCCTCCCCCATATATAGCTTATATAACTATAGCGATTTTAAAAAAATAATAAATGGATGATATTTCAAAAGTAGAAAAACGAATTCTTCAACAAATAGAAAGTGATGTTCCATTGGTTGATGTTAAAATTGATTTAACTAATTACCTAAAGCATTCCCATGTTTTAAATAATACTCAAGAAATAACTCACACCTTTCAATACGATTCATTGGGTGAGCAAGATTGTTTATTAATGCAAGCACCAAACATCAATGAATCTGGTTATTATGCCGGTATTGTTGCGTTGAAATCGTATATTGATAAATTCCATTCAGATTTGAATGTTGCAATTATAGATCCAGTAATCGATTACTTTTATTTACACCCGCCCGATAAACAATCAGAATTCTTCAATATGTTCAACACCTATGCAATGCAGGGTCAATATGAACGTTTATATGAGTTCAAAGAAATGAACGATATGATTGAAGGGTTTGTCTTCAAATATATCGAAAAAACAAATCCTGCATTTTTTGGATTAAGTATTATTGATGGGAACATCGATGCATCTCTTGCAATTGCTAGAAAAGTTAAAGAACGATATCCTCATATTAAAATTTTGATGGGTGGTAATGGCATTGAGGTTTTAGATTTTGGAGTTTTACCTAACAAAGAATATACAACTGAAAAATATAAGTTTATTGATATTTTTGTAAAAGGTGATGGTGAGATTACTTTTGTTGAAATATTGAAATCCGATATGTCTGAAGAATCCTTAAAAACAATAAAGGGGATTATCTGGAGAAATTCACAAGGTAAGTTGGTTCATAATCTGGTACGTGAAAGTGTTGATATGGATATTTTACCATTTCCAGATTATACTTCATTGGAAGATAATTATTATTATAAGACTACATATCAATATAATGTTCCACTTGTATTAAGTAGGGGATGTCCTTATAGATGCACATTCTGCTCAGTACCTGAATTTATTCCAGTATTCCGTTATCGTAAATTGGAAACTGTCATCGAAGAAATGGAACATTGGATTAATAAAGGTCGTTACCACTTCTTCTGTCACGATAGTATTATTAATGGTGATCCAAGATGGTTGAAAAAATTCTGCGAAACTATTATTGAAAAAGGTTGGGCAGATATGTTAACCGGTCAATATCCAGATAGATATGGTATTACCTTTGGTGGAAACGTCAGATTACAAACTCCAATGCGTGATTTGGAAACGATGCGATTATATAGAAAAGCTGGATTAGTAGCGATGATTACCGGATTTGAATCTGCATCAGAACCAGTTTTAAGACATATGAAGAAATATCCTAAAATGGATGGTGTTAGAGAAATTTTTGAAAATGTTAGAATCATTAATAAAGAAAACGAACAACCAATGAATTTTGCAATGCAATTAATTATTGGTTATTTAAACGAAACTGAAGAAGATTTTCAAAAGACAGTTGATTTTGTAAAAGAGTATCAAGATTGTATGTCATCAATACTAACATGCTCTGGGTTTCTTATTCATGCTACTCTACGAAACAAATGGGTAGAGGAAGGAAATTATTTACAATACCATAATACGGTTAATTTTAATACAAATTATAATACTGCCGAAGAACGATTGGATAGAATTAATAGAATTGAAGCAGTATTTAAAGAAATTGGAATACCACATTCTGTTTATAATAGAGGACTATATTATGATTTAAAAGATCAAAAATATACTGAAACTGGTGATATTTACAATATTGATGATTGTAAAAGACCAGAGATGATAAGTAAATTTTTCAACAAATCCAACGATACCGAACCCATTCGTAAATTAATATAAATGTAAGATATAACCCATTGAAACTCAATGGGTTTATTTTTTATCCAAAAATAAGTGAAAAAATGTTTGGAAAATTGAAAAAAGTGTTGTATATTAGCTAAGTAATAAGAGATAAACGATAAAATATAAAATATATGAAAACTCAATTTGAAATTTGGTTAGACAAAGTTAATGGAGAATTTGAAGGCGTTGTATATAGTTGGTCACCTTTAGTTGCTAAGAAAGGTTCTAAATTCATTAAAATACAAAACGGAAATATGGTTTGGGGATTTGTTTGTATGTATGATGGTGAGTTTCAAGGATTCCCAGTTAAGAAAGGTGATTTAATGAAACCTGCAAGTTGGAGAGCTCCAGCCAAACATAGTAGAGGAAATATCTTTGATGGAACTGCAAGATATAAATGGACAGGACCTGAATATTTGTAAAATTAATTAAAAATTTAAAATTTAAAACTATGAGTTTATATAATATGTTATTTGGAACAAATCCAGCAAGTGGATTTTTAATCGGGGCGTTAGAATTGGAAACTGAAAAATATCCAACCGGTAGATTTAGGGATATTTACTTTGAAAACGAAGAAGGTAGTGAACCAAAGGTAATCCTATATACCCGTAATGGTGGTGGTAATCGAGAAGATTATGAGGATGTATTTGAAGCATTGGAACAACATCCACTATATCTAACTGATTACGATGATGATTATGATTCTACCTACGCTTATATTGAATTCAAAGCACCACAAAATGTAGTTGATTTCTTTGAAGATGTTAAAGGTGAAAAGTTTGAAAGGGTAGGTGAACGCTTCCAACGAGAAATTTCTGAAATGGAAAATGGTAAAGAACCAAACGAACAATTGAAGAAATTTATGGAAGGATTTATTGAAACTTTAAATAAAAAAATATGAATATAAAAGAATTTAGAAAATGGATAAACTCATTACCCGTTGAGTTTGATGAGTATCAACTAACTCATAGAGAATATTATGATGGTGATGGTGATAATCTTTATGCAAATGAAGTTGGGATTGTATCAGTTCATATCGATGATAATGATAAAACAGCTTGTTTAATGCACGAACAATCATATTTAATATTTAAAGGTGATGAATCTGTAACTAAGATAAAAGTTCCAAGCACTAAAGTAGAGGTAGATGGATTATGATGATCCGTATGATTTAGAACAAGATTTATATTATAAAAATTCTAAATCCCCATTTGAAATAATGGTAAATACGTTTCATGGAATTTATAATAGAGATTGGAAACTATATTTAGAATCAATCGAATGGGATAGTAATTGGTTAAAGCATGATACTATGTCAGAAATGGTTGAAAGATTTGAAAGAAAACAAAAAGAATTACACCCATTTAAAAAATTTATATGATGTATGATTTTGAGTATGATATTATAATTCAGCATTGGGCTGATAAATTAAATATGAAAGTTGATGAAATTCAACGAAATATTTTAATTGAATCTTATAAAGTAATCACCGAACAATTTGGAGTGACAACAATGTCCTTTGAAGAATTAATCCAAAACACGCTTTTAGATTTGAAATGGGATACCAAATACCCCGGTCTGAATCTACATGAAAAAGTATTCGCGTGGTATAATATGAACTAATGAGTAAATTACTAATAGGTATTATTTTCGCCACATTAGGACAGATAATGTCTTTCCTTCAAATGCAAGGTAATGTGAAATATGGTTGGTATGAAAAATATCCAATCATTCTTTTATTAACTGCAATACCATCTACTTGGTTTTATGTTAAATCAGTAGATAATTTTGTTCAAGCATTTGATGGTCAATTATGGCCATCGCGTCTTATCGGGTTTGGAATCGGTATTATTATATTCGTAACTATGAGTATGATTTTGTTCAAAGAACCCATCACAATTAAAACATTAGTTTGTTTAATATTAGCATGCACTATTTTATGTATTCAAATTTTTTGGAAATAATTTGGATATGTCAAATCTTTTTTGTATATTTGTAGTATAAGATTTAAAACATAAAAGATATGACTTGGAAATACAGAGAAATGGGTTCGCGTGACAAAAAGACAGGTAAGTTAAAATACTACGACGTAACCGTCACCGATTGGAAAATCACAAATTGTAGTTGTGAAGCAAGAAGTTTCCGTAGATTTACACCTTGTAAACATATGGTTTCAATAAATAAAAAATTAGGTCACTCATTATAATACAAAAAAGTTATGGCAAATCATGTAGAAAATTTCATCCATATTTTAAATGCAGATGAAAACGTTTTAAATGAAGTAAAACGAATTTTCGAAAAGGAAGAAGGACGATACGATGTTCAAACGGAAGACCTTGCTCAAAGAGTATATGGAGATGAAACTCCGTTGGAATATGATAGAGAATGGTATTTAGATAATTGTGGTGCTAAGTGGTTATATGGTCATATTGAAGATGATGATATTGAAGATATCACTATTCAAATTACATCTGCATGGGATGCTGTAAATGAGTGGGTAGGTAAATTAGCACGAAATCTACGAACTATAAAATCCGATGTAGTGGTTCATAATACTTACGAAGATGAAGCATATAACTTTGCTGGAGTATATTATACATCAGAAGAATATGATGATAACGAAGGTATTGATATGGGTGAATATGAAGTTGATCAAATTTGGGAAGATGATGAAGTTAGAGATCAATATTTTGAAGAACTCCGTTCCATTTTAGGAATGCATTTCCAGTGTCATACCGATATGATTGAAGATATGAAACAGAACCCAGAAAACTACAAACAATAAAAATAAAATTATGAAACAAGAAATGTTTAATTGGTGTATTGGAGTTGGGTTGTTTGCTTTTATTGCAACAATAATTTATTCGGTAGGTGTTACATACTTTCCATATAATCATTTTACTTGGTTAGAATCATGGGGATTGGTGATGTTAGGAATAACAATGAAATCAGGTATCGATTCGTATAATGAACCAAATGATGAAGAGTAAAAATGAGATATCCATTTAATAGAAGACCATTACGTGAAATCAATGGTAGTTTATATGAAATCATTGCAGATTACCCAATTGAACGAGTAACCAATGTAACCCATATTAAAGAATGGTTAAATTGTGATACTGCCTTTAAAGTAGGACACGAAGGTATTTATATGTTTTGTAATAAAATAGCAGAAGCTGAAATAATCGAAGAAACACTAAATGATGAATAATATATGAATTGGGTAGATTATTTTAGAAATCTTGCAAATAATGTAAAGTTAAAATCGAAAGATTCAAAAACTCAAATTGGTGCAATAATTGTTGGTAATGATAATGAAATTGTTTCAACGGGTTATAACTCATTTCCAAGAGGAATTGATGATACTAACTTAGAAAGACAAGAAAGACCTGAAAAGTATTTTTGGTTTGAACACGCAGAACGTAATGCAATTTATAACGCAGCACGAATTGGAGTTTCTACTAAAGGAACAACGATGTATCTAAGTCATTGGTTTCCATGTGCAGATTGTGCAAGAGGTATAATTAACGCGGGTATAACTACTATCTATTGTGATAGAATTGATACCGATGATAAATCTACATCTTATGTAGAATCTTTTAAACGTAGTAAAGAAATGTTATTAGAAGCAGATGTTAAAATTTGTTTCTATGATGAGATAAACAAATAAATTATGATATTTTCATTAGAAGAATATATTGAAATCGAATTGATATTAACCGAAGCAAATTCGGTAGGATTGAAAGGAGAAGTTGAGATGTATGCTAAAAGATTATTAGAAGAAGGATATGCACCAGTTGAATCGTATCAACTTGCATATGAGGAATGGGTTAAATAAATATAAATATGGGATTAATAAATCCACTTTTTTATATTTATAGGTATGGAATATAAGTCATTAGATAAGATAACAAATCGATATCCAGCGGATGAGTTGGGTATGCGTAAATCTGCATTGACTGAAAAAACTCAAACTTCATTTAGATTATTGGGTAAATACTCAAAAAACTTTGCAGATTACCCAATTACCGATTATAAAAACATTACCCCAATATTAGGAACTACTTTTGAATTTATAGTAGAATTAAATCCTGGTCGTTTTTATACCTCACAACCATTTTACGATACCTTAAAAACTGCGTATGAAGAAACGAATCCGTTCTTCAATATGATAACAGTGCCAATGGTTAAATTGGATTATAATTTTTTAGAAAAATATAAAACCAAAAATAAATTTAGAATTACCGAAGCATATTGTGAAGTTGAAGTAATTGAATCGATTGATACTGAAGAACGAATTTGTAAACATATCGATTGGTTAGTGTCTAAAGATGCGAATGATATTGAACTTAGACCCGTTACCGATTTGGGTAGATGGAGAATCTTTCACAATCCAGCAGGAGATTATGCTTTGGGTGCTAAAGATGAATATGATGCTATGATAAATGGTAATCCAGATCCAGAAGGATATGGTGCAGATATTCTCATAGAGAAATATGATTTAACCCTACCAAAAGAAGTAGTGGTTAGTATTGATAAACCATCACAAACACAATTAAATCCAGTAGAAGAATTAGTTAGGATAATGGCAAATATCCCAACTCCACCCGGTAGAACATTATATAAACCATTTGGTGGAACATTGGGACTTGTCTTAGGTGGAATTGCTGGTGTTGCATTAACGGTATTGACAGGTGGTATCGCAGCATTAGGAGTTGGTGCTTTATTAACCGGTGGTGCTATTGCAGGAGCAGCAGTTGCGGGGTCTTACTTAGGTAAAACGCTAGGAGATGTATTGGGTAAAAATTATTCGGCAGAAGGTAAGTATTGGGCAACGATTATACAAAGAGAAAACGATAGAGCCGCATTCCAAAGTATAAATAAAGTTTTTGATAATGAGAAAAAATCAGATGAATCGGCGTGGAAAGAATTAATGGTTGAGACTGGAAAACAAATGAAATGTGTTTACACTGCATCAGATGTTAACTCTGCTCTTAAAATAATTCTATCTATGGCAGTTGGTGAAGGTGATTCAAACGGAACGGTTAGAAAATCTGATTACGCATACGCAATTAATGTTGGTAATGGAACTCGTTGGTTTAGAACCAATGCAGTGGATAAGTTTAATATTAAAATAACGTATTAATTAAAAACAGGAGAATACTATGAGAGGTAGAACATTTACAACCGTAGGTTGGGAGAAATATCTAAATCCAATTGATAATCCATTTGTTCAGAATTTTCTTAACAAAAATGGAAATGAAGTATTTGATCAAATCGCGTTAAATATTAACACCGCAATACTTCAAAAAAAGGAATCAATTGCATTTGTAGTTCATACCAATGCATCTTCGGTAGTTGTAATCGAAAAAAAAGATTATGAAGTAGTCTTAAATCATTGTTTAGATTGGTTTATTAAAAAAGAAAATTATGAATTTTGTTCTAGAATTGAAGAATTTAAACAAAATTTAAATAATTCTAAACAAAGTATTCCAAGATTTAAGAATAAAAAAACTTTAATTTAATATATATGCTAAGAGGGATAACCCTTAAATAATTTATACAAATTTAGTTTATGGCAGATAATCAATCAGCAAAGCACAAAGAGTTAACTCAACACATACAAGATGAGAAAACTCAAAGACCAAAAGCTCCAATTAAATTTCAAATACAATTAAATGAGGAGCAGAAATTAGCAAAAGAAAAGATTTTAAATAACGCCATAACAATCCTAAGTGGTAAAGCCGGAAGTGGTAAAACTCTTCTAGCATGTCAGGTAGCATTAGATATGTTATTTAAAAAGACAGTTAATAAAATCATTATCACAAGACCTACGGTAAGTAAAGAAGAAATTGGATTCTTACCTGGTGACCTTAGGGAAAAAATGGAGCCATGGATGCAACCCGTCTATTCCAACTTCTATCAATTATATAACAAAGAAAAAATTGATAAGATTTTAGAAAGTGGTCAAGTAGAAATTGTTCCTCTTGCGTTTATGAGAGGTAGAACTTTTTTAGATTCATTCATTATTGTTGATGAGGCACAAAACTGCACGAATGACCAAATGGAAATGATTACATCTCGTTTAGGATTGAGAAGTAAGATGGTAGTATGTGGTGATTCACAACAAGTAGATTTGAAATATAAAGGAGATAGCGGATTTAAGTTTTTAGTAACTGCTGCTAAGAAAATCAAAGATATGGATTCCCAAACTCTACTAATGAACCACAGACACCCAGTGGTAGATGCGTTATTAGATGCATATTTGGAATACAACGAAACAATCAATGCAAAAAAATAATATACAATTCTGGTATCACCCTATAATGGGTGGTACGGGATTGCAATCATTATTAGAATCCCTTTATCCGAATTCATTTAAATTATATACCGATGATTCTGAAATAGATGAATCGATACAAAATATAATCACATTTTTTTGGGAAACTCATGCTGCAATCAATTTAGAGGCAAGAACTAATAAACCCGAATTTTTCGAATTGGTTTCTAAATTAAATAAAAGGGGATTTTATTTTTTAGCAGATTACACAACCGAAGCAAATAACAACATTGATTTAGATAGAGTTGAATTTTTATCTAAATTGATTGAGTGTGGAGTTGGATTGACTAGAAATTTTGCATTACTTACGAATGATTCATCTTATTTACACAAAGTAACTTTTGAATATGGAATTCATACTATAAACAAAATCCATTTTCCACATTTTCTAATTAGCACTCCATTAGAAATGAGTAGATATATTACCGATGTGAGTATTGGTGAAACCATATTACCAACCAAAGATTTTCTTTGTCTAAATCGTAGAATGCAATCCCATAAATTTAATTTGGTAAATCGTCTATGGCAATGTGGTGAGTTGGAAAACACACATTTCAGTTGGGTTTGTAATAAATTAGATATTTCAAAAATCAAAGATGAACCAATCATTTCTGCGTTAGGGATTGATTTTGATAATTTTAAATCAATTCAATTAGAAGATGATATAATGTATGGGACTGAATTGGATACTGCAGATGAGTATCTATACACTATAAATCCTAAGTGGTATTATCAGAGTAAAGTAAATATCATAACTGAAACTAATACATACGATTCGCCAACCCATCTAACTGAAAAAACATTAAAATCTATATTTTTAGAAACCCCATTTGTAGTATTTGGAACAAATTCCCATTTAGATGTTTTGAGTAAATTTGGATTTAATTCATTTGAGGATATAACTAAATACCAACCATCAAATGAAAGTTCAGTCATCGATTCAGCAAAGGTGTTAGCAAAAATATATGATTCTGATTATATTCGAAATATATGTAGAAAAAACCGACAAGTATTATTAGATAAAGATAATCAACGGAGGATATTAGAAACTTATTTCATATCATCACTACACTCCCTATAATGCATAACTCATTGATTTTCAATGAGTTATTTTTTTATCAAAAATAATCCATAAAATATTTGGATATATGGAAAAAATGTTGTAGATTAGCTTTATAAGATTGAGAGATAAAATATAAAGATATGAAAATTACAAAAATTAGTCAATTAAGTGGTAACGAAAATACAATGGATATTAATGTTACTCAATATGAAATGATTCGAATTGAAAATCGTTTCCATACCAAAGAACTTATTCAGAACATAGTCCCAAATTTATCTATGGATGAAAGGGAGTTCTTAATGACCGGGATTACGAGCGATGAATGGAGTCTAACTTTCGGAGACGATGAGTAAAAATAAATGATAAAATGTTTGGAAATGTGAAAATATTTTCGTACATTTACTAAGTAATAAGAGATAAACAATTAAACTTTAAAATATAAACATTATGAATTATTCAGAATTATCAAAATTATCAGTTGAAGAGTTGCGTAACATCAATCAGATGGTAGTTGAACTTATCAAATCTAAACGCACGATTGAATCTTTAGAAAAGAAAATGGGATTGCAAATCGGTATGGTAGTGAAAGTAAATCACCCCAAATTACAAGGTAGAGAATTAGAAGTAACTAAAATCAATCGCACTAAAGCTAACTTACGAGTAGTTGGTGGATTTGCTTCTTACAATGTTCCAGTTTCATTAATCCAATACTAAATCACAAACATATGAAAAAGATATTAATTTTAATTTCCGGTATTATATTATTTACATCTTGTACAAAAGATGAAATACCAGAACCAGTTGTTATAAAAAAAGATAGTGTGGTTACATTACCACCTGTCTCAAATAGTATTCAATCCACTACAATTGGTGATACTACCTATATTACAAAAATCATACCCACTAAGTATAAGTTATATAAAGAATCTGTTAAAAATCAACGTAGTGGTATATTTTTCCAATCGCAACACAATTATGGAGTTAACCAAACATACTTACCCCAAACCGATGAATTACCTAAAGCTTATTTTGGTGGTGGCCAGAATTACGGGGATGTAAATAATGATGGGTTTATTGATTTTATAGTTGCAGTCCATACCTCCAATAACGATGTTGAATTAAAATGGTTTATTAATGAAGGTGATAATTACCATTTCAAAAAGAATACATCCATGTTTAATCAAAGTGTTAAGGGGTTAAATGCGCATAAGATAGTTAAAACCGATGTTAACAATGATGAAATTGCAGATTACATTGCGTTTGGGGTAGATGAACGAGTTCCCGGTGATTACAATGGTAATTTTTCGGTATTAATTGGTAAATCCAACGGAACGTTTGATGTGAATACGATTCCAAATCCAACTAAATATTGGTTTCACAATGGTGCTGCAGGAGATTTAAATGGAGATGGGTTCGTAGATGTCATTTCAGCAACTTTTATTTGGTATGGAGATGGTAAGGGTAATTTTACAAAAGTTTCTAGTCTGAATGATTATTGTCAATCAATATTGGTATATGAAATATTAGACATGAATGGAGATGGGTTGAATGATATTCTAATATCCGGCCCTCATGATCTTACTACGATAGTGTATAATAAAAATAATACATTTAATAATTCGAACCTAGTTGTGAAATTAGAAAAAGTTGAATACGATGCTATTTATGATCTTGAACTTTATGATATTGATACCGATGGTGATTTTGATATTATTGAAAATAGACAAATGCAAAACGAACCAAAATCAAAATTGTTTGTTCATTTAAACAATAGTGGTTCATTTAAATATGTTCCCAATTATATCCAAAATTCAGAAGATGGTGCTTGGTTAAATGGTAATCAAAATGTTGGGCTTGGGTATCAGGATAAATATGGTTGGGATACATTTAAATTTGATGATATTGATGGTGATGGGATTGATGAGATTATACCCGAAAGTTATCACGATGGCCAATATAATGGACTTAAGAAAGTAAATGGTGTATGGAAACGACATATATTTTCTTTCCAAAAATGTAAAAAATAATTGATAAAATATTTGGTAAATCCGAAAAAAAGTTGTATATTTGTTATATAAGAAAAAGAGATAATAAAAAGATTATGAGCGAAAAGAAAAAGATTATTTACATTGATATGGATGGTGTGTTGGTCGATTTAAGTAAAGAATTCGATAGATTTTTTACTAACAACCCACATTTAAAAGATAGATACAAAAGGAATCCAGATCATATACAAGGAATATTCCGTAACGCACCTGCCATTGAAGGAGCAATTGAGGCGGTTAAAAAGTTAGCCGAATGTGGGAAGTATGAATTGTTTATCGCAACCGCAGCACCGTGGGGAAACCCAATGGCAGCATCAGATAAGAGATTTTGGATTGAAGACCATTTTGGAAATTTGTTTCATAAGAAGATGTTCGTTACTCACCGAAAAGATTTATTGATGGGTGATTATTTAATTGATGACCGATTAAAGAATGGTGCTGAAGATTTCAGAGGTGAGTTGTTGAGATTTGGTTGGGCGTATGAAACTGAAACATGGAATGAATATCCGACTTGGGAATCAATCTTAAACAAATTATTATGAGATTAAAATGGGTATTGATTGTTAGTTTACTATTTACTGCATGTAGTAAAGATGAGATTTATGAACCGCAATGGGGACCAGATGTTCAATCTCCATCTTCAACTACATCTACCAAAGTTCAATCAACCATAACAATGGAATTAGATGGTAGATTACCAAAAGATGGAAATGGGTATTATCATTTATCATTAAACAAATCAACTAATCAGACAATACATAGAGTAGAAGGTAGGGTATTAAATACCACCGAACCAACTAAGGTAGAGTGGGAAAGTAACTTATTTTGGTGGTTAAAACCGGGTGAGGTAGTTGCAAATACAACTAAGACATATATAAATCAATACACTGGTCAGCTTACGTATGTTAATTTACCACCAATAACAAATTGGAAAGAACAATTAGTTCCAACTGCAAATTGTTGTTCATATGTAGATTCTAAAAATGAGATTAATACGATTATAGCACCCATATATAAAATGGTAGGTGATACGTTGGTATTAACTGCAACGATTAAAGAAAAGAAAATAACAAAATCAATTAAGATAGTTTTAGAATGATAACAGAAGACCATATTGAATTTCCAGAAACACCCATCACCGAAAAAACATTTGAAACACAAGGTTGGTTGCGAGTAGATGAAACTGAAGGAGGATTTTTTGATGATGATGAAGAAAATGATGATGAAGATACTGATGGTGGTGATTCCGTTACTTATTATTATTTTGTATTACCATTACCAAAAGATAATCCAGATTCTGAATGCAAGATGTTAATTTCAAATTGTAATGATGAATATAAAGATATTGGATTACCCAAAGGACAATATTATGTTGAATTGGAAAATATGAATGGACTTGGGTTATGTCAAAGTGAGGAACAAATTGAAATTCTTTATCGGTCATTAACCGGTAGAGATATATACGAAGATTAAAATATAAATTATGAAAAACTATTCGGCAGAAGACCTACAAAAGAATTACGATAGATTCATTGAGGCATTGGGTAAAGTATTTGGTGGTGAGAGATTGGAAAAATTAAAGTTCATGTATTCACAAGAAGAGTTGGGAACTGAATTAGTTCTTGCTCCTGCAAGTGGTAAGGAACATTACCATTCGGCGTATGTAGGTGGATACTTAGACCACGTTATGAATGTTGCACGTAATGCATATAAAATGAAAAAGTTATATGAGGAAGGTGGAGTTAAAGTAGATTTTACCGATGAAGAATTATTCTTTGCAGCATTCCATCACGATTTAGGTAAATTGGGAACAAAGGGAAATCCACATTATGTAGAGGAAGAATCCGATTGGCATAAGAAGAATCAGGGTTCGATGTTTAAGATTAATGGTGAGAATCATTATATGGATGTAACCCATCGAGCGCTGTGGTTACTTAATCAATATGGCATTACCTATTCCGAAAAGGAGATGATTGGGATTATGTTAGCAGATGGATTATACAACGAAGGAACTAAACCTTACTTTATCAGTTTCCGTCCCGAGATGAGGTTAAAAACCGATTTACCATACATCTTACATTGGGCAGACCATATGTCTTGCAGACAAGAAAATAAACAATGGGAAGATTCAAAACCTTTCTAAACTGACAAGATGTCAAACACATTACTGACAATGTGTCATATAATATTCATTGGTATAAGATTTGTAATATATGGTGTATTGTTAAACTAAAAAAGAAAAGATTATGAGCTACACAGCAAATTTAGGACATTTATTAGATTTATTTGAAAAAGATTTACCTACATGGAAAACTTCATCTACCTTAAAAAATAATTCAATTGGATACATTAAACAAAATGATGATTCATATGAATTAGCTTTTAATGTGGTTGGTCACCCAAAGGAAAATATCTCAATTGATATCGAAGGTAATACTTTAACTATTAAAGCAGAAACCGACCATACTGAAAATTCAATTTTAACTGAATTGGTTTCACCATTCAATCACTCAATCCGTATTCCAACGGAATTTGATTTAGCGAAAACTACTGCAGATGTTGATTTAGGTATTTTGTTAATCACCATTCCAAAGAAAGAAGAAGCAAAACCAAAAAAGATTTCAGTAAAAATTAAATAAATTACACTATTTAGTAAATCATAGAAAAGGGAGTTTGAACTCCCTTTTTTTATAAATAATGTATTTATAAGTAATAGATACTCATATGGGTTTAGATAAAAATTTACAAAATCGGTTATACAATGTTTACACTTTTTATAGATAATTTTTTAACACAAGAAGAGTGTGATAGTATCATACAAATTGGTAAAGATAGTGGATTACAAAAAATGACATCATCTAAATATGTAAATGGTGTTTATACTGAATCTGCTATAAATGAAAATACTAATAAACGGATGGGGTGTTATTTGGTAAACGATTCATTGAAACTCCCATTAATACAGCAAATTTCAACTAAAGTAATTGACACGTTAAATGAATTAAAAATATTTAATGGATTAACGTATTCACATATACCCAAATATTCATTCAATCAATATTCTAAACATGATTTTTTAGATTGGCATGCCGATTTACATGAAATAGAATATGGTGCATCGATTACTACTATATTTCAATTAAACGATTCATATGATGGTGGTGATATAAAATACATAATAGATAATGTAGAAAATTCCGTTCCTAAAAAGACAGGTAGTATTTTTATTTTTGATTCTAATATAGTGCACTCCGTTGATGAATTAACCAATGGTGTTCGCTATTCATTAAATGTCTGGCCTGGAAGTGTTATTAAAAAATCAATAATTTAAAATAATTTTATCAATATGAAAGTAGTAATAATTGGAGGTGGGACTGCCGGATGGTTAACTGCATTAGTAGTAAACAAATTTTGGAAAGGTGCTAATGTTACGTTATTAGAAAGTTCTAAAATTGGGGTATTGGGTGCAGGCGAAGGTGGCACTTCTAATTTTGGTAAAATGTTGAATCTACTCGATATAAATCAATTAGAGTTTTTTGATAGAACAAAATCTACGGTTAAGACAGGATTGCATTTGTATAATTGGACTGGTAAAAATGAGTTATCCAAACATTTATTTTTTGGGGAATCTCCAAACGAACATACTAAATCATACGCATATCATTTTGATGCTCGATTAGTTGCAGAATACTTCAAAGAAATCGCGATATCTCGAGGGGTAAATTGGGTGGATGGTGAAGTTGATGATATTTTACACACAAATGGTAATGTAACAAAATTAAATTTAAAAGATGGTAACTCAATTGATTTAGATTTTGTTTTTGATTGTAGTGGATTTGCAAGATTAATAATCGATGGTGTTCATAACGAAAAATGGATTAGTTATGATAAATACCTTATGATGAATAAAGCTATAACATTCTTTTTACCACAGAATAAGATATATACGTTTAATGATAAAAGTTATACTGAAATGGTATCTATGGATTCTGGTTGGATGTTTCGAATTCCGTTACAACATAGATGGGGTAGTGGGTATGTTTTTAATACCAAATACAAAACAATTGAAGATGCTAAATTAGAAGTTGAAAAATATTTAGGACATGAAATTACTATACAGAAAACATTTGATTTTAACCCAGGAACACATAAACAAAGTTGGATAGGTAATTCAATATCAATCGGATTATCATATGGATTCATCGAACCATTGGAAGCAACATCATTAATGTCAACTATCATGCAGTTAAAACGATTGATTGATATAAATTTTGATGATAATCATAGAGATAATTATAATAAATGGTGTTATCAAATAAATGAACAAAATTTAAATTTCATTAGATATCATTATTTATGTGAACGAGATGATACTCCTTTTTGGAAAGATTGCACCTCAATGCCAATACCACCTAAATTAGAAAAAATATTAGATAAAAATAATTCAATAATAGTTAAGAATGATTTAGAATTACTTAATGCGTTTGAGTTAGAAAATGTAAACACAAATGAATTAACTTTCTTTGTAAACAATTATCAAACAATATTTAAAAAAAATAAGAAAGTAAATAAAATAGAATTGATATAATATGGAAAAAATATATTTTGATGATGAAACTTATATTTGGAAAACTAAGTTAAATAAAAATGTAGATAAACAAATACATTTAAAAGAAGCATACCATGTTATAGAATCTCAAACGGAAACAAAAGATGATGCATTTGCTTATAAAAAAGAGTGGGATGGTGATTTAGATTTTATAGGTGATTTTAAAATAAAAACAAAATTAGACGAATTGGTTTACGCTGGAATACGTGAGTGTAAAGAATTGTATAGTGAAAAAAATATAGAATATAATAAAATAAACACCGATGCGTGGGTTAATGTAGTTCGTTGTAAAAACCCCGTGCAGATAGAACTCAAACACAATGAGATTGATGGTGTAAGTAAATACCATGTGCATACCGAGTTAAATAAAAAATTTAATTCATTCGTTCCACATTATACCTATGTTTATTATATTCAGATGCCAGATGTAATGAATGATGATGATGGTGTTTTATATTTTAAAGGTAAAAATGAAAAAGAATATTGGATTAGACCTGAAGAAGATGATTTAATTATTATGGAAGCTGATATGCCACATGCTCCTCAAGCTGCTCTGAATTCCACAATAGATAGAATTGTGATGGCAGGAAATGTAGGATTTAGTTTTATTAAAAAACAAAAATCACTAATCTAATGTTAGTAGATAATAAATTTATATATCTGAGTCTACCACGTTGTGCATCCACTGCTTTTTTTATTTCATGTATTAGAAATAATATAAAAATTGAACACGCTCAAAATACTCATGACAATATGTATGACAATATTGATTTCAAATCAATGAGTAACATGGAGTTAGTTTATAATATAAATCATTTTCATGAAACAATCAAATCTTTAAAAACTAAGTTTGGAAATGAGTACGAAATCATATCAGTTAAACGAAATCGACACGATAGATTTATTTCATATTTTAATCATATAATCGGTGAACTATACAGAAATAATCATATTGAATTACATAGTAAACTTTTAGAATTAGATGTGTCTGATATATTATTTTATAATAGTATTGATTTAACAAATGTTGATAGTAGAATAAAATTGGTTAATACTTTTTTAAATAAGTTAGGATTTACTGAATATGATAAACATATAGAATCGCTATTCTTACCAATGTTTTCACCATTGTATGTATATCACAATAATGATTCAGATATAAAATGGTTTGATTTTAATAATTTATCTGAATTAGAAGAATGGGTAAGTATTAAATTAAATAAACCATTTAAATTAGAAAACTTTGGATCTAGTGTTAATTATAAATCTAAGTTGAGAGTAAATGATGACTTTATACAACGATATGACAAGATTTATGATTATTATGATTTACCAAAATCAACAAAAACTTTAATATAATGTTAGTAGATAATAAATTTATATATCTAAGCCTACCACGTTGTGCATCAACTGCATTCCACTATTCTTGTCTTATATCTGATTTAAACGTCCAAACATATACTAATACATTAATACCATTAAATGATGAGGTTGATTTCAAATCAATTGACAAATCTAATTTAATGAATCACATATATCATGCTCACGAATCCATTATTGATTTACAATCTAAATTTGGAACAACATATCCAGTAATTGCAGTTAAGAGAAATAGACATGAAAGATTTTATTCATTATATAAACACATTTTGTTTGATTTAAAAAGAAGTGGTTATCCTAAAATTTATGATGCATTTTCAAAACTTACATTAGATGAGTTATTCTTTTTTACTACATCCGATATAATTAATAAAAAACAAAGATGGGATGTCATCGGTCAATATTTAATTGATTTAAAATTAATCGATAAGAAAGTAGATATTATCAATTGGGAACAAACTATATTTGGATATGCGATTAATATGATTGATATATTATTGACACCAATTTCATATTGGACAAATAATGATTCAAATATTATTTGGTTTGATTTTGCTAAAATCAATGAGTTAGAAAATTGGGTTTCTGAAAAAGTAGATAAACCATTCAAATTAGAATCAGCAAATTCTAGTAAACATATTGAATGTAATATCATCTTAGATGATAAGTTCATAAGTAAATATAACGATATTTATGATTATTATGATTTACCAAAATCTACCAACACCTTAATATAACATTATGATTGATTACAAAGAAATATTTGAGGCATGGAAAATATCAGCAAATCCAACCGATACTCAAGAATTATTAGCAAAGGACAGATTGGATGTATGTCTGGGGTGTGATTTTAGAAAAGAAGTTTTGAAGGGAATAAAGTGGTCTGCATATTGTTCAGATTGTGGGTGTCCGTTGAATAAAAAAGTATTTTCAACTATGTTTAACCCATGCACTCAAAAAAAATGGGAAAATGTGGATTCTAAGTATTTAGATATAATTAAAACTAAAAATAAAAATACTATAATTTAAATAATGATATATTTATAGAAGAATATTAAACAAATATAAGGATTTTATGAAAGCAACTATTATAGGTAGCGATTTATTGGAAAAGAATGGAAATGTTAAGTTTTTAGAAATAAATACAAATACAACCATTTATAATCAAGGTGCCGATTTATTAGACTATACCGCATTATTTGATGTTTTAACATCTAACAATATAAATGAATTTCATTTTATATGGACAGAGGTAGATGCCTATACTCCACTTGTAGAGCCATTTAAATTTAAAGAAATTTTAAAAGAAAAATGTGCTGAAAATAATATAGGATTTACAGAATATCCAGTTCCAGTAAATTCGGTGACAGTTCCTTATATCGAAGATGCACCTAATAAATTTATATTAAGACAATCGTATGATACTACTGCATTGGTAGATGAAACCTATTGTGCTAATAAATTTGAATTCTTCAATTTAATGAGTGGTTCTGCTCACATTCCTGCTACATATTTTAGTGGTGTATCATTGCAAATGGATGAGTTTACTAATTTAGATACATCGATTCCATCTGCACCAAACGTATTAGTTAAGGCAAACGCACCATCGTATGATTTGAATTTATATCCTGCTTTATACAAATTAGATGATATTTCAGAATTAACTGAATTAAAAAATGAATTAGGTTCTGATTATTTAGTTCAAGAATTTGTTTACTCTGATGAAAATATTGTAGATGGTAGATATTCTATTATTCGTAGTATTGATATTATATATGGTTCTGAATTAGATGTGATTAACTTAGGTGGATACAAGCAAAGTACGCTAATTCCAATGAGTTTTACAACTGATGAATTTGTAGCCGATACTAAAAGATTAAATCAAAAAAGTAGAATAAAATATATTTCTAAGCCAATTACAAGAGAATATACTAATGAATACCACACCGATAGTGATTCGGTTATTTTAGATTATACTGGTTCATTGGTGGATGTGGATAATTTAAAATTAGGTGATTATATAAAATCTATAAATTTCCAAGATATACATGGTAACAATGCAGCTGCATTCGACCAAACTCTTTTGGAAACTTATGGTTGGGAAACTACATTACCACAAGCAAATGAAACCCTAACTGCAGAATCATCCAGTTTATCAAATGTATATTCATCATCTATCGATACTATTTATGTAAGAATTACATTAGAAGATGGTAAAACATGGACAGATGCACCATCTTGTACATACTTTATAGAAGAAAACGATTCAGATAAGACTAGATTTGAGAAAGTAAATAATTTAGTTGTGGGTGATAAATTGGTTGTAACTGATTCATCTACAAACCAATTATCTACAATAGCAATTACATCATTAGAAATGGAACATGCTCAAACGACTATTTATAGTTTGGATTTCGAACCATCGGATTTATTTTTAGTAGATGTTGGTGATGGATTATTTAGTGTGATGCACAACACCTGCTGGTGTCCTTGGAACTATTGTGGTTACTTCTGTAACTCATCATATTGTGGCTGTGGTGGTGGTGGATTTGAAAAAGCATAATATTAATAATTAAAAAATATAAAACAACAATGGCAACTATAATCAAAACACATAGACCGGCTTCAGTAATTAAAGCTAACATCTCCCCATTAACAAGTGAGTTAAAAGTAAAACTTGCAAGTGCAATTGGTGAAGTTGTAACTAAAATTAAAGAAAAGCATTTATCTTAATGGCTTCATCTAGATTACATCAATTAAAAATAGTTGATAGTATTCTGGGTGATACCATTGGTTCTATATTATTATCAAAAATAGAAATAGATTATGGTAATATTATTAGAAAACATAGTGATTCTACATTAAAATGTATTGTTTATGATGTAGCAAATTATGTAGAAATGGTATTAAACTCCGATTGGAGTATTTTAAATAAAACCACTATACAAACAATCCAACGATTATGGGGTGAATACATTACAGAATATTGTAATAGTTATTCACCCCATAATTATATTGAAACTAATAAGATTTTATTAGATAGTAGAATTGATAATATTGGATATTATTGGGTTGAATTGAACACCTATCATTCAATTGAAATGATTGCACGTATGAGAAATTGTGGTAGATGTAATTATGATAATACCTTAATAGAGTTACGTGAAAATACTAAAGATTCAAATAGTTCCCATATCGTTATTGTATATAACAAACCATCTGGACTAATAAGACAAATAAAAGGTATAAATAATACAATACCATCGATTACCTATTGGGATGAGATATTCAATTTCTATATGAATACTCCATATAAAATATCAGGTCATAATTACATATCAGAAACCGAAGTAAATTTTAAGCCAGAAATGTTTAGTGAAGAAAAATATGAATTGGTTAAATCTAAAATAGTAAATAAACTATTTTAATATCTAAATTGATATGAATTACAATATAAACACCAATTTTTGTGATAAAACAAAAGCCGATACTATAATTGATTTTTGTATGAAGTATGGTGAACCATTTTCATATAATTTATCTAACTCTTGGGATTGCAGAAGAATCTATGATGATAATTTTAAATTAGAAATAATTGATTTATTAAATAATAAATTTTCAAATAACGAATTTACACTATGGTTTAACTACACAGATTTTAAATTAAAAAATTTTAATATTAGTTTAACCTCTTACTACGATGGTAGATATCTTAATCTACATAAAGATAAAACAAGTGAATTAACTACCGTCATCGTATTATCTGAAGGATTTGATGGTGGTCAATTTGCACTATCTAATAGTAAATCTCCTGCAATTCATTTTGAAAATTTAGATGATATAGAAACGTTTGATTTAAAATTGGGAGATGCAATTTCATTTAATGGAATGCAGACATATCATGGAGTTTTACCAGTAACAAATGGTAAACGATATGCGTTGAACGTATGGATGACTGAAACTGATTTCAATTATCCTAAATTAAAAATTAATAAAACTTTATTATGAGAATTGCAATACTAACAAGTGCACGAAGTGGTTCTACAAGTTTATATCATTTAATCGAAGCCCATTTAAGTAAAAAAAATCACATTTGTATTTCCGAGCCATTCAATAATTATTGGAGAGATAAAATAAGTAAACCAACCTATGATTTAGATTTTTTTGAAAACAAAAAAAATATTTTCATTAAGACTTTTGTTAGTAAAGCTCAAAAACCAAAAAGTTTATTAGATAATGAAGATGTATATTGGGATTGGTTTTTTAATTATTTTGAAAAAATAATTTTATTGGATAGGATAGATAAAGATTCCCAAAGTGAAAGTTTGACATATCATATGAAACAAGATGATATTCATAGTTGGCAGAAAAAACAATTTTACGATTTATCAATAACCACATCAGATGAAATACAAAATAGTAAAAACGTATTGCTAACCGAATCTAATATGATGCATCAGTTTTCCACTAAAGGATATCCGTTGTATTATTTTGAAGATATTTTTATAAAAAAAGATAAAAGTAAAATCATTGATATGTTTGCGTATTTAGATATAGAATTAAACGATTCATTTTATAATGATTATGTATATTCTGATTTATGTAAAATTAGATTGAATGAGGGTGAACCTAAATTCAAAAGTATAATATAAAATCACGGGAGTTAAAACTCCCTTTTTTTATATCCTAATATTTATTACTATACACTAAAATATATAATTATGAAAGATGTTTACAAACAACGAATTGATAATACTATGATATCACTTCAACAAAGAGTTAAAATTGTTCAAGAAATGTTAACAGGACAAAGACCTGCCGATGCACAAATGGCTGAACAATATTTGAAAGAAGTGCAAAAGGGTTTAGAAACTATACAAGAAATAGTAGATTTATCGTAATATGAATTCGTTAAAGTATTTAGTAGGAATATCAGCTTTGATTATAGCAGGATGTGCTGCATACTTTTCAGTAACCGGTTTAGGTGTTCTTTTCGCAGGGGCATCTATACCTGTAATGATTATGGCTGGTTCGTTGGAGTTTGCTAAATTAGTTGCTGCAACCTATCTAAAGCAATCTTGGGATGATATTAAAGGATTTAACAAATGGTATTTAACTATATCAGTTGGAATCCTTATGTTGATTACCTCTGCAGGTATTTTTGGGTATCTTTCGAACGCATTTCAATCTCAATCATTACAATTACAACAAGTAGATAGAGAAGTTTTGGTTTATACTACTAAAATTGAACAAAATACTGCTCAAATTACCCAACTAAACACTCAATTAGGACAATTATCCTCCACTCAATCAACAATTTTGGAAAAGGGTAAGGTAAATTCTCGTTTATTACGTTCAATTGACCAAAAAGATAAGCAAGTTGCTACAATTAATAAGAAAATTACTGATTTGCAAGATGAAAACGCTAAAAATAACGAAAAAATCAACGAAATTAAGGTAAAAAACTTAGGTTTGGAAAAAGAAGTAGGTGGATTTCGATTTATTGCCGAAGTTTTTGGTATGGAATTGAAAAATGTAGTGAAATTCTTCATATTTTTGATTGTAATTGTCTTTGACCCCCTTGCAATTGCTCTAATTATCGCATTTAATGGGTTAATTGGTGATAAAAAGAGAAAACAAAGAGAAATTTTAACCGAAATGATGGAAAATGACCAAAAATTGGGGTTATATGAGGTATATGGCGATATAACGAAACCCGAATCTAACCATTTCCCTGGTCCTGGTCCTTTGGGTCAACAATTGGAGGCACGAGATTACGAATTGGGAATGACTGATGATGAATTAAAGGGAATTGACGTAGAATCCGATGTTTTAGTGGAAAATACTTTACAAAATGATGATTTTAGTGGAAAAAATTTAATAAATGAAGAAGAATCTGATGTTTTAGTAGAAAATACTTTAGAAACTGAAGATTTATTAGAAGAAGCCGATACCGATGGTGATGGAGTTGTTTCTGAAGAAGAACTTAGAAAATGGTATGAGGAAGGTGGGTGGAAATCGCCACATGAGGGTAAAGCATACTACCACCATCCCTGGTTTGATTGGAGTAAGAGAGAACGTTGGATTAACGATAGAAAAGCAATTGATTTTTGGTTAAGTTATCAAGGTGGGACACAAGCAGCGTTAGAAGAGTATAAAAAAACTACCTAAATATTTGGTAATTACAAATAATATTCGTATATTAGCTTTATAAAATGTAAAACTATATATTATGAATTTAGGTTACGCGTGTATCAATATGACATTAGGAGAACAGAATCCTAAGATTACTACTAATCGTGGTATGGTTAAAAAGACCTTTACACAAAAAGGTATTTCATATGCTTCAGAACTAGCATTACAAAATGTACGAGATTTGTTTGAGATTATCAAATGGAACGTAAAATCCAATATTAAAGTATTCCGTATATCATCCGATATTTTCCCGTGGGGTAGTGAATACAATTTAGAAGATTTACCAGATTACACTAAGATTTCAAATATCTTAAAAGGTTGTGGCACGTATGCCAAAGAAAATGGTTTACGGATTACATCCCATCCCGGTCCTTTCAATGTATTAGTTTCACCAAATCCAAAAGTAGTTGAGAATACTATTAAAGATTTAGAGTTACATGGTAAGATATTCGATTTGTTAGGTTTAGACCTATCACCTTACAATAAAATTAATATCCATTGTAATGGTGTTTACGGAGATAAAATCTCTGCGATGGATAGATTCTGTGAGAACTTCAAAAGACTCTCTAATTCGGTTCAAAAACGTTTGACTGTGGAGAATGACGATAAATCATCGATGTATTCTGTAAAAGATTTAATTTATATACATGAGAAAATTGGTATCCCTATTGTTTTTGATTATCACCACCATACGTTTCAGACGGGTGACCTCTCCGAAGAACAGGCCTTATCGTTGGCCGTAAGTACGTGGAAACCAAGCGGTGTTAAACCAATTGTTCACTATTCAGAATCAAAAGCATTACATGAAAATGATTCAAAACTTAAACCACAGGCACATTCCGATTATATCAATTCAGTTCCCAACACATACGGAATCGATGTAGATATTATGATAGAGGCCAAGGCAAAAGAATTAGCAATTTTACCTTTTATTAATTAATATGAAAACTCAAGGAAAACGACCAGAACAAATTAAATATTCAGAAGATGTATCATTCTATGCTAGTATTGGATTGATAATTATGCTGATTGTAATTGCAATGTTTGATTAAAAATAAAATTATGGCAGAATTTAGTAAACAATATTGTGAAATATATGAACCCGAATTGAAATGGGATTTTGATATTGAGCAAATCGCAGAAGATATTCCTAAAGGATATTACAAACCGATTATATGCGAAGGTTTTGGATTTAGTGGAATCGGTGTTAGATTAAATGGGGATATTGAAATTTTAGTTGTAGATAGTAACGATGAACCCAATTTAGTTCAGGTAGATTACAAGCGTTACATTTCATTGCATAAATCAAAAGTAAATGGAAAATAATAAAATAAATTCAGGACATTATTTGGAATTGATGGATAGATTGCATATATTAGCATCTACATTACACGACCATTGTATAAAACATCCACTTGCTGAATACGATGAGGAAATTTATAAAGCATTAGAAATTGCTACGGAAGCAACGTATGAAGCATATCAAATAGTTGGTCATAAAAGTTACGAATATGATGAAGCGAATAACACACATTAGTGATACTCACAATAAACACAAACAATTGACTGGTAAATTACCTGGCGGTGATTTACTAATTCATAGTGGTGATGTATCTTCATTGGGTAGACCGAGAGAAGTTGAATCGTTCATAAAATGGTTTAATGAAATCGATAACTATACTCATAAAGTTTTTATTGCAGGTAATCACGATATGTCTTTTGATTCTGAAATACTGATGCAAAATAAAATTGATTATTTTGATGGTAAACGCTCAGTATGGGAAACCGAAGGTAATGAACATTTCCCTTCAGTAGGTAAACCACAATGGTTAGATATCCTATTGAATTCTGAATTAAATCCTAATGTGTATTATTTAGAAAATTCAGATATTACAATTGATGGGTTAAAGATATGGGGTTCACCCATTACTCCAGCATTTGGATTTGGTTGGGCTTTTAATGCATATCCACATCAAATTAACCAATACTGGCAAACCATACCAAACGATACAGATATTGTTATCACACACGGCCCAATTTATGGTTATTGTGATAGAACCGATAGAGGTGGATTAAACGTAGGATGCGAACAATTATATCATCGATTGGATGAAGTGAAACCTCAATTACATTTTTCAGGTCATATTCACGAGGCATATGGTTATAGACAAACTAAATGGGGATATGCATTTAATGGTTGTACGTGTGATTTGAGTTATGAACCAATAAACAAACCATTGACGTTTGATTATGATTTTTTAAGTAAAGAATTAATAGATTTTATATAATATGAAAGTAGAGTTTAAGGATACCTTTTTTGAAAGTTTAGAAAAGTTGGCTTGGTATGACACCAAGTTATGGAAAGTATGGGAATTTTTTAGAAGAGGATTGCCCACATTTTTTAAAAACATTTATCGTTTCCGCAAGGAGTTATACAATCATCAATGGTGGGATTATCGATATACATTGGAGATATTACATCGTTCATTGGTAATTATGGAAAAGGAAATTTCTGTAAAAGGAATGGAAGAAGATATTAGTAGAAATAAGAAAGTTGCTAAAATGCAACGAGCAATTCAATTATTAAAAAATCGTTTAGATGATAATTACGTTGAACAAGCCGAAGAAAAATTGGGTGAACTACATCAGAGTCCATTTGAATTCGAACTTACTGAAGATGGGTTATACAGATTAAAAGATAATGAAACTAAAGAACAAACTATTCACAATAGAAAAGTATTCAAATTAGCACAAACTATTGATGATAAAGAATGGGAAGAATTGTGGAATATCTTTAAAGGTCAAAACAGAAATCAATATAAAAAATTACTTAAAGAAAAAACACCAGAAGAAATGTTGAAACATAATTTTTGGAATGATTGGTTCGATGGTTCTGATATGAGAGGTTGGTGGGATTAACGAATACAATATGGGAAATATAAATAGCATATCTGATATTTGGGTGGTTCATAAAGGACCGAGAAAAAACTCAAAAATTCAAATTGAAGTATTTAAGAATATGCGGGTTGATGATATATTAGACGCAAAGAAGAGAAAACCGCCGATTCCACATGAAAATGAAATATTGGAAATAGGTGTTGGAAACTTCGAAGAGAAATACAAAAAGAAATACAATTTATGATTATAAGAAAAAAGATAGGAAAACTAAAAGTAAATATAGTTTTAAGATATCAAGGTGATAAAGTGGGAACGGATGATTCCTATGAAAAAACAAAGTGGCAAGAAAAGAAATTAGGTATATGGTGGAAAACTTATAAAGCAGTTGGAACTAAATACAAAGGTAAAAAAATGTTTAAAAGTGAAAATCATAGACCAGGTATTATGATGGGTTTAAATTTAATATGGGCAAACCTTTGGGTTGATATCTCATATGGAGTTTTAACTTTTGATATTAAATAATAAAATGTTTTGGAATTAAGACAAAATCAAATAGACCCAGTTACGATTGGTATCGAATTTTTTAAGATACCTAAAATGGCACCTTCGATTATCGTTGCACCTACTGCATTCGGTAAATCGATTGTTATTGCCCATATAGCAAAGGGTATTGAAGAAAAGGTTTTAGTTCTACAACCATCAAAAGAATTATTAGAACAAAACTATAATAAGTTTGTTTACTTCGGTGGAAAGGCTGCAATATATTCAGCATCAATGGGTAGTAAAGAATTGGGTGATGTGACATATGCAACAATTGGTTCTATCGTATCCATTGGATATAAGTTTAGAGAATTGGGTATTACGAAAGTAATCATCGATGAGTGTGATAGATATCCAAGAGATAAGGGTGGAATGTTGAGAAGATTTTTAGATTCAATGAAGGCAACTCATGTTTTAGGTCTAACCGCAACTCCTCTTAAATTACAATCCAATATGAGTGAAACTGGTCCTTACTCAAAGTTAGTAATGTTGACCAATAAATCTAAACATGGTGTTTTCTTTAAACACATTCTTCACGTTGCACAAATTCAAGATATTGTTAAATTAGGATTTTGGACACCATTGGTATATCAATCTTATGATTTTGATACCGGTGCGTTGATGTTCAATTCATCTGGTGCTGAATATACCAATGATTCTATTGCTCGAGCATATGAGAATCAAAATTTAGAAACAAAGATTGTTAAGAAGATTTACGAAATGCATGATAGAAAATCTATTCTAATTGCAGTCCCAACAATCGAACAAGCAACTAATCTTGCTCGTAAGATTCCATCGGCTGCAGTGGTACATGGAGATACTCCAACTGCAGAACGTAATCGTATTATCGAAGAATTCCGTAATCAACAAATCAGAGTTATTGTTCAGGTAAACGTATTGACGGTTGGATTCGATTATCCAGAATTAGATTGTTTAATCACCGCAAGACCAACTGCATCTATCTCATGGTGGTATCAATTCGTTGGTAGAGGAACTCGTATTCACAATAACAAAAAAGATTGTTTAGTTGTGGATTTTGTGGGTTCTCTTGAACGTTTTGGTAAGGTTGAGGATTTATACTACAAAGAAGATGATGAGGGGACTTGGGAACTCTATGGGGAGAATAAGAAGAAGATTACCGGAATACCTATTCACGAAATAGGATTGCACTTAGAAGGTGGAGTTAATCTTGCCGAACAAAGAAATTCCGAAGGTGAAATTCAAAAGGTTTATATGACCTTTGGTAAATACAAAAATAAACCGGTGGCATCAATCCCACCTTATTATAGAAAATGGTTATTGGATAATATAACGTGGAATCCGTATAATCAGAAAATTAAAGAAGAAATTCTACGTTTAGAACAAATAAAAAAATAAAATTATGAACATTCAACAGATTGCAGCAAAGTACAAGATTTCAGAAAACTTTTTAAATTCAAGAGATGATGGTTTCAACATTTCAATTGAATCAGTTAATGATATTATAGTAGAATTAAAAAAAGGAATGGAAGCCGAAATGACTATAAAGAAATTAGAAAAAATTAGAGATTTTATGTTTGATGTTAGAAACTCCACATTTTAATAAGTTATACCGATGATAAAAAAAGCAGTATATAGTTACAAACTAATTGATGATTATTGGAAAGGTCAATCTGAAACGTTTTATAAACTTGCTAGATTGTCTTTGAAGTTAGCAAAAAGACATTATAAAACTGTCTTATATTGTGATAGGAGAACTGATAGAAATTTCAAAGAACATGATTTGTATTTTGATGAGGTTATCATTTTGAATTCATTAAGAGATGTCAATGAACATACCTACGGATTAGCAAAAATTTATGCTATGATGGAACAGAATGAGCCGTATGTAATGTTGGATTTGGATACTCTTATATTTGAACCAATAATCACACCACATACCATTACTTATGGTTATAAAGAAGGCGAACCAGAAAACATCGCAGGAACTCGATATATCAACAATTATTATTTGAATTCATACGAAGAATTTAAAGATAGAATCGATATACAATTGGATTGGCTTACATTTCCAAATAATAGTTTAGTTGCAGTGAATAATCCATTTATTGTTAAAAAGATGTATGAAAAGATTTTAAGAATAATGAATGGTGATTGGACAAAATCAAGTGTTCAATTTTACGAACAATTCTTATTATACAATTATTTGCATTATTATAAAACTGATATTGGGTTTTTGTATGAATATTCACCTTTTTCGGAACAATTGGAATCATATGATATAAATAATGCGTTAGCAAAGAAGTTTGTTCACTTAGATTTTTACTTTAGACAACCAAAATCTCACATATTAATTGATGAAATTGAGGAACATACTAAAATAATTGTCTAAATTTGTTGGAAATATCACTTATTTTTCGTATATTTAATCAATGAAAACCAAAATATTAACATTACTGATGGTATTGGGAGTGATAACATCAGAAGCAAATCCAAAATATCGAATAGAAACTTGGGTGGATAATGGGGTAAAATATTACTTACCACAAAAAAAAGTATGGTATAGAACAAATTACTTTACTTTACCAATTAAAGTATGGAGAAGTGGAGCATTTCCATTTCAAACTCAATCTCAGGCAGAAGAAATTATCCAAAATTGGAAATCGGATTATCAAGCAAAATTAAATTACAAATATTCTGAATTTATTGAAATCAAATGAAACAATTAATATTATCAATTATATCAGGTGTTTTAATTGGATTTTTAGTTGCAGTAGTGATACCCGCAATGAAATCCCAACCAACTACAATCGAATCACCCCAACATCAAAAAATAGATTCTCTCCAAAGTGTTATATCAAATTTACAAGGAGAAATTATTTTCTTAGAAGATGGGTTTGATAGTAGAGAAAGTAGATATGAAGATATTATTTTTAGATATGAAATGTCATTAGATTATCTTAAATACAATCATCCAAAAGCATACAAAGATTTCATTCGCATCTCACAGATGAAAGAAAACTATGATATAGAATCCGATAGAGAATTTAAAAAACAAACAACTACAAAATTTTAATGAATACAATAGATAAGAAATATCAAGATTTATTACAAGACATTTTAGATAACGGGATTCAGAAAAGTGATAGAACTGGTACTGGTACTATATCGGTATTTGGAAGACAAATCAGACATAAAATGTCACAAGGGTTTCCATTACTTACCACAAAGAAGATGGCGTGGAAAACTATGGTGACGGAACTCTTATGGTTTCTAAGGGGAGATACTAACATCAAATTCTTATTGGATTACGATTGCCACATTTGGACAGGTGATGCTTATAAACGATATGTTGAAGCACATAAAAAGGACTGGAGTGATAAAATGACTCCGGAACAATTAGAAAAATCTTATCCTGATGTTACGGAGTTTGAAAATCTAATTAAGATAGTTCCTGAATTTGCAAAACAATGGGGTCAATTAGGTCCAATTTATGGGGCTCAATGGAGAAGTTGGGAAGGGTTAAACTCAAATACTGACCAAATCCAAACCCTAATTGACGACCTTATAAACAATCCAGACTCAAGACGATTAATGGTTAATGCTTGGAATGTTGGAGAATTAGACCAAATGGTTCTTCCACCTTGTCACTATGGATTTCAAGTATATACAAGAGAGTTGAGTGAGAAAGAACGCTTACAAATACTACTCCCAGATGTGCAAGAGCAAGTGGATGCTTTAGAGGCCTTTTGTTTAACTCTTTTAATGAAAAAAGCTGATGAGAAAAACATTCCAACCAGAGCAATCTCTTTAATGTGGAATCAACGTTCAGTAGATACATTCTTAGGTTTACCATTCAACATTGCATCTTATGGATTGTTATTAGAGATAATTGCTAAAGAAGTAAATATGATACCTGATGAATTAATTGGTAATTTAGGTGATGTTCATTTGTATTCCAATCATATTGAACAAGCTAAGGAACAACTTAGTAGAGAATCATATGATTTACCAAATCTTCTTTTCTTAGATGAGTATCATTATATAAATGATGTTGAATTGGTTGGAGAAATGTCATTTAATGAAAAAATAAATCGATATAGACCTGATTTTTTTAAGGTAGAAAATTATCAATGTCATCCAACAATTAAAGCACCACTTTCAAACTAAGCATAATGGAAAAATCAAAATTGGTAATCAAAGTAAAAGATAAAAATGGCATTGAATATACTAAATTAGTAGAGTATAATTCTTTAATCGATTCTAAAAACAAACGAAAAATTGTCAATAAAGAATTAACTAAATTAATTGAAATCAATAATTTAAAAAAATAAATTTGGAATTATAAATTAATTTTCGTATCTTTACATTATGAAAAAAGAACTTTTAGAGAATGGATATGTTTCATTTGATATAACAAGTGAATATGAGTTAAATTTACTTTCAACTATATATTCAAATTTACCAAATACCGATTTTAACAAATTAGTAGTTTCATATGGTAATGTTGCAAATGATTATCCACTTAACTCATCTACATTAGAAAAATTAAACGAAATTAAAAAAGAGTTAGTTAAAACTGATAATCTAGCACAAATTTGGTTTGCAGCACATGATACTTCAACTGAAACTAATTTATTATTAAAAAGTATTTTTTACAAATTTTACGAATATACTAATGTTAATTTTTTAAACATCTTAACACTATACAACGACGGGTGTTTTATCATACCTCATGAGGATGGTAAAGATCGAGATAGAATACTTGGTATTTTAATTTATTTAAATAAAAATTACGATGAATCAAATGGTGGTAATTTAATTTTAAAAAATGAAACTAAAATTGTACCAGAATATGGTAGAGTGGTTCTGATTGATTATACTCAAAATTCAGTTAATCATGAGGTTACCAAAGTAATAGATGGTGAGAGATATGCAATTTGTGCATTTATACATAAAAAACTATAATACTATAATATATGAAAAAATACAAAGTTATTTTATTAAGTGGTGGGTTTGACCCGATACACAAAGGACATATCGAATGTATCCAACGAGCAAATGAATTAGCAGATGAAGTTTGGGTTGGGTTAAATAACGATAGTTGGTTAAAACGTAAGAAGGGTAAATCCTTTATGGATCAATCCGAACGTAAATTCATTATGGAAAATATTAAAGGAGTTTCATATGTCTATGTGATGAATCCTAAAATTCATAACGATGATACTGCAATTGATTTTATTGATCATGCAAGATTAAAATACATTAAAGAAAATGGTGATTTACCAAAGGATGTAATGGCGTTTGGTAATGGGGGTGATAGAACTGAAACTACTACTCCTGAAAATGATGTGTGTCATACCTACGGAATTGATTCAGTATGGGGCTTAGGAAATAAAATTCAATCATCATCTTGGTTATTAGAAAAATACTTAAATATCGCAGAATAAAAATAAATAAAACAAATATAAAATGACAGACGTAGCAATTGAAATAACAGAAGAAAAAATTGATAAACTTATCAATGATTTAAAAAATTTCCCAAAATTAGTAAAAGACCCATCTAAATTAAAATCGGTGGTAGAACCAAAATCAATGTCTCAAGAAGATATTGATGATATTACTGCAAAGTTAAAAAGAGGATTAGAGTTGTATGGTGGAATTGGATTATCAGCAAACCAACTTGGATTAGATGTTCGTGCATGTATTATCAATGTAAAAGAACCATTGGTATTGATTAACCCAGTAATAACCGAAGTTTCTAGAGATACCGTTGCATATGTTGAGCAATGTTTATCTATTCCAAAATCAATGACTAAACCAGTAAAAACTGTCCGTCATAAATCATTTACACTTGAATGTGATAATTTAGGAACGGTAGTATTTTCACCGGATTATGTTGAAGGAAGAGAGTGGAAAGATTCCAATGAATTCTTTGGTGATTTGGGATTATTAGAATGTGTTTGTGCACAACATGAAATTGACCACTTAAATGGCACGTTAATTACTGATACTAAAAGACGTTATACCACAACCATTGTTAAAAACAAAACGTATGGTAGAAACGAAATGGTGATGGTTAAATTACCAGATGGTAGCACTGAATTTATTAAATACAAAAAAGCATTACAATTGGGTTCATCAGTTGAAATCTTATAAAAAACACTTATGGCAAAATTAATATTTAAATACACCGATTCCGAATATATCGATGGATTGAGAGAAGCATCAGAAATTGAATTTACTGTCCCCGATGATATGGATATACATGAATTTAAAATAATGTGTGTTCGGTTGGCATCATCATTAGGATATCAACAAGAAACTATTGATAAAGGATTTGGTAATCTTGTATATGGTGATGAATCTAAGGATGGGTTAAGACAACTACTAAATGAAATTAACAACAAAAAAATTGATTAAAAATCTAAACGATAGATTATTAACTCAAAATATAATTATACAATCCCTTATCGATATTTTAATCGAAAATAATTTGACTTCCGAAGATGATTTGGATGCTAGAGTTAGAGAAAATCTTGATTTAATGGAATCTGAAATAAAATCATTTAAAAATGATGAGGAAATACCAGAAAATGCAGGGTTTCAATACAATGGTCAAGTTGGTGAAGCATAAAATAAATCATAAATTATTTGGTAAATTCAAATATTATTCGTATATTTGTATATAACTAAAAATTAAAAGAAATGATAAACTACTTAAAATCAAAAATTTTCCCTCCATATCAAATGAATGAAAAGGAGACATTAACTTATGAAGTTATTCAAATGTTATGTGAGCAATCCGATACGGATTTGAAAATCGCACCATTAACCGGTAGATATTTTATGATAAATAAGAGATTATCCTATTGGGCTAAAGTTGAAGATTTTAGTGTTAGTATTACTAATCACAAATTTACACTTACAAATACAATTAATTCGGAATATCAAAAAAAGTTAATTGCTATGATAGATACTTTCATCGAAGCAGATAGAAACGAATTTGAACAAACGATTTTTCAAAACGAAGTTGAGTTACTTGAAAACATCATATCAAATATTAAATTTAAAGAATAGTATATGGGTATAATTGAAATTATCTTAGGCGTATCAGTTATTTTTAACATTATATTAATAATCGGCACACGTAATATCATATTACAAAACGAAGAACTAGAAGATACTTTATTAGAAACGGTATTGGATGTCCAAACTAAAGTAGAAACTGCATATCAAACAATGCAAGATTTAGATTTACGTGGTTCGTTCGAATCTGATGATGAAGTTGGTGTAGTATTTTCAGAATTGAAAGATATTATTGAAAAATTAAACGAAACAATTTAATATGGCAAAAACCAGAAAACCAAAATCCAAAATATATTTTGGTACTCCTGCTCAAGAAGCTATAGTTGAATACAACAAATGTAAAGACTCGGTTAAACGTAGTAAAATTTACGAAGAGAGAATTAAATATCCCTTTGAAAAATTAGCAGAAAACGTTTTAAATACATTTAAATTTTCTTATTTTGATGTATCTAAAAAAGATATTCAGATGGAAGTAGTTTCTACTATGGTAGAAAAGATACATATGTATAAAGAAGGTAAGGGTAGAGCATTTTCTTATTTTACTATTATTGCAAAAAACCATCTTATCTTAAAAAACAACGGAAACTACAAACGTTGGAAACAGAATGCTCTTATTTCAGAAATGCCTGAGAGTTGGAACCCTGAAAATGATTTCTATGAGGTAGAAGAAGCATCAGAGTTCAGAGAATTTAAAGATATAATGTTAGAGTATTGGGATAAACATTTAGCAACTGTCTTTAATAAGAAAAGAGATATTCAAATTGGAGATGCAGTTTTAGAATTATTCCGTAGAAGTGATTTTATTGAAAATTTTAACAAAAAACATTTATATCTACTTATTAGAGAGATGACAGATTGTAAGACTCATTACATTACAAAGGTTGTCAATATAATGAAACAACATCAAAAAAAGATGTTAAATGAGTATTTAGATAATGGTGATTTTTCAGTTAGAGATGAACCATTTTGGGTAGATACCTCAAAAATCAATTTAGAAGAGGATATTTTCGATGATGAAGATTAGTAATTACATTTTAGGAATTTCATGTGGATTTCACGACTCCGCAGCAGCATTAATTAAAGATGGTAAAGTTATAGGGGCATCGTTAGAAGAAAGTTTTACCGGTGTGAAACATGATGCATCATTTCCATTTAAATCAATTGAATGGTTATTGGAATCAAACCACTTAACTCCATCAGATATTAATGTTGTTTCATTTTATGAAAATCCTAAACTTAAAATAAATCGAATTGAAAAATCCGTAAAAAAAGGTGGATTCTTTAAATTATTAAATAGTGCATCAATCATAAGTAAAAACAAAAAAGCGTATGATGAATTAGAAACTACTATAAAATCAATCTTTGGAAACGAAATTGAAATATCATATGTAGAACACCACTTATCTCACTTAGCATATTCATATTACACATCACCCTACGAACGCACTGCAATTGTTTCGGTAGATGGTGTAGGTGAATGGGAAACTGCAGTTCTTGCGTATGGTGATTCTAATAAAATAACTAAATTACAAACAATCGAATACCCACATTCGTTGGGTATGTTATATTCAGCTTTTACTGCTTTCTTAGGTTTCAAACCAAATGAAGGCGAGTATAAAGTAATGGGTTTAGCACCATATGGTAATCCAAAAACATATTTAGATAAATTTGAAGATATTATTTCATCAACGGATGATGGTGGATTTGAATTGAATATGGATTTCTTTGATTATGAATGGTCAACCGATATGATGTTTAATGAAAAATTGGGTGAATTATTTGGATTCCCAAATAGATTACCAGATGAAGAATTACAAAATCATCATATGGATTTAGCTGCAACACTACAAAAAGTATATGAAGAATATTTTTTCAAATTACTAAATAGAATGGCTGCAATTAGACCTGCTAATTATTTATGTTTGAGTGGGGGGTGTGCGTATAATGGAACTGCCAATGGTAAAATTACCGAAATGACTCCATTTAAAAATTTATGGATTCCACCTGCACCATCCGATGGTGGTTCTGCAATAGGATGTGCATTATATCATTATTACAATAACAATTCAAATTCAGTAAGAGTTGATAATACAACCCCATATTTAGGTCCTTCATATTCAAATGATGAAATAAAAACTACATTAGATGAATTCGATGCCGATGTTTGGTATGAGTATAAAAATTATTCAGAATTAATTCCAATCGTTTCTAAAGAAATTACTGATGGAAATGTGATTGGTTGGTTCGAAGGTAAAATGGAATTTGGTGCTCGAGCATTAGGTAATCGTTCGATACTTGCAAACCCAAGAGACCCTCAAATGAAAGCAAGGGTAAATAAGGTTATTAAAAAAAGAGAAGGATTTAGACCATTTGCACCGATTGTAAAGGAAGAAGATAGATTAAAATATTTTGATTATAAATTGTTAGTTCCATTTATGAATCAGGTTGTAAGAGTAAAATCAGAACATCGTAATAATTTACCGGCCATCACACACATAGATGGTTCTGCTAGAATCCAAACTTTAAATAATAGACAACATACGAGAATGTATAAACTTCTTTGTCAATTACAAATAGATAATGGATATCCAATTGTATTAAACACATCATTTAATTTGAAAGACCAAACTATGGTGATGGACCCAAAAACTGCAATCCAAACTTTTCTTAATTGTGAAATGGATACTTTAGTTTTACAGAATTATATTGTAAGAAAAAAGATACTATAATACCGTTTCATAACATTTAGATAACATTTAACATTTGTTTCTTAACCATTTCATAACATTGATATACTTATAATAAATAGGATTTTATTATGAGAAAAATTATTACATTATCCCTTCTCCTATTTTCTTTGATGGGGATTTCACAAAATGTGGAACGTGGGGAAACGATTAAAATAAACGATGGTATTCAAAAAGGTGCTATGGTTTATGATGGTAGCAAATTCGTTCAAAACGGAATTTGGAAATCAAACTATGCTAAGGCAAAGTATGATATGGGAAAATTAATTTGGATTCATCCAAAAGGAAATCGTAAATGGACTACACAAGAAATTATGATAGCCCAATTACAAAGTAAGGTTAATAGATTAGAATCATCTATTGCATATACCAAAAATTAATTATTATTATCATTTTATTATATTAAACCCATCATTTTTATGTTGGGTTTTTTATTTTGTATATTTATTATAGTATAAAAATCAATAAAGGAGATTACATAAATGGAACAACCAAGTGGTTTTAAGGATTTATTAAATGCAATGATGAAACGTAGATGGTATATTACTGCTATGGTTTTAGGTGGATTTATATTAATTATAGGTGGAATATTCGCATCAATCGTTAGTAATACGGCAATAGGTGGTGAGTGGAAAGAACTTCTACTTTTATTGTTAGGAGCGTTTATTGGTTCTTATGGTAAGATTATTGATTATTGGTTTTCTGATACTGATAAGGATAAAATGTTAGTTCAGAAAATGGATGAGGAAGATGGTATCGCATTGAGTTCAACGAGTGGAGATACACCACCATCAGGTTCGTTTTCATCAACCGACCAAGTCACCGATGTAGTTACCGACCAAGTCAAAGTTGTGAAATCAGAGCCAAGAACTGGAATTGAAATCGATGAAGATGGAGATGGAACTATGGATGGTATTGACTTCGATGGTGATGGTAAAATTGATATGTATTTTGCACATAGACAATGTGAACATGTTTGGGGAGATTTGGATGGTGATGGTGAAGAAGAGTGTTTGAAATGTGGTAAAATCAAAGATATAGAATAATAATTAAAAAACAATAATAACTCAAAATGGCTAAGATACTCAGCGAATGTATTATCGTATCAAAAGAAATTAATGATAAGTTCATTCTTGCTAAAAACAGAGATAGGGCATACAAACCTACATTGGAAATAGTTCATACTATTATGAATGGGATTGAAGTTGCATATCTACATGATATCACTACCGATTGGAGTGAAGGATTAAATGAGTATGGTATTGGTGTAGTTAATTCTGCATTATTAGTAGGTCATGATGAAGCAGAACATAAGTTAGTAAAAAAAGGTGGTGGTAAACCAGGAGCAGATGGTGCTAAGATGAGAAATATCTTATCACAAAAAAGTTTGAAAGAAGCATTAAAATCATGTTTAACTTATACTGGTAAAAGTAATTTACCTCTAAAAGGACATACGTTTATTTCATCTCCACAGCATATGATTAGTGTAGAAGCAACATCTAAACACAAACCAGATGTTAAAATGCACAATAGTGAATCTCCAATTGTAAGAACAAATCATGGTCATATGTTTACCGATGCTGGTTATACTCATGGTGAGAAATATCTTTCATCTAAAATGAGAAAAATATCAGCAGAAAAGACAGTTGATAAAATTGAAGATTGGAAAGAAATAGCACAAGCTATGAGAAAAGAATTCTTTCCAAAAGAATCTCAATTGAATATGAGAAGACAAAGTGATGAAATGTTTACATCCTCACAAACGGTAATGAACTTAACTGATAAGGTATTAGAAATTACTTATTTTGAAGATAGAATTTCAGAATTTAAAGGTATTAAAACAGATTTACCAAGGGATTATAATCCTAAAATTAAAATAGAAATAAAAAAAGTATAGGAGGGTTGAAATGACAAACAGACAAAAAAAAGAAAAAAGTAGAAAGAAAATTGCTAAGACA